GATATCCTTCGTGCCAGGTCGCTTAGTCGGATCCGATTCCCATGTAGCACGCCCAGGCTTCTGCTGGCCTGGGTACCAGTACTCCCATGACTTACCCTTCCGACGGCGATAGCCGCTCTTACGACCACCGGGGATCGCCTGCCAACCAGCGCCGGGAGGCTTCTGTACAACGGTCTTTTTCGCCTTAACAAAGATTGCCGGGATTAGTGCTTTTTCCACGCCGCCCTCGTCGCTATCATCGTTATACTCGGACACCCATTGATCCACGTAATCATCGCCAAACACCCAACGCAGAACCCTATACGACCGATCTGACTTCTCCGCATGCACACCAACCTCGGATAGCATATGCTCCACGATATCGGGGTCCACGTACTTATGCAATGCGACATTAGGGGTATTGCCCAACTGGTTAGCCGCTGCTACGGCCACACGGTTAACCAAGTCGCGCGAATACGACTTACGGGCCTTCTCGCCCTCTGGCGGATGATGTTGGTCCTCAAGAATACGAGCGACTTCTGCCGTCGCTACTTGTGTCCCAACTCTAGTACGCAAGTCCTTAGTCAGATAGTGCGAGTTATACTGCTTCAGTCTAGCTGCCGTGTGTCTACGTGATACCGGGCGAATCGCCCCGCGCCCTTCGTAGCTAAACAATGGGCGATCAGGTTTGGCATTCTTCTTGAACATACGAACAGCCGCGGCGAGCTTCTCGTTCTTGATCTCTACGTGCCTCTTAACTCCACTCTTTCCGACGAAGTCAAACACGACAGTACCATCACGCCTAATCTTGGCGTGCCTCGCCTGCAACGTAGACGCCCCAAACGTGTCAACCGGCTTTTTCGTCTTCTTGTCTACTGTGCGGCCTGGCTGGCCGGGTACCTTGCCGCCGGGTCGCATACCGCTGAGGAGCATCACCAGCAGGACCGCCGCTGTCGCATTCTCGGGAGTGGGGGCCTTTCCGACAACCTCGCTCTCCAGGGCGCCAGACAGGTGGTCCAGGTCGCGGTCAAGGGCGGCAATCCTTACGAACTTATACAGCGACGCTCGCTTTTGATGGGCCTCCGTATATTCGTACTTTTTCGTCTTAATATTCAACGTCCCCGATGTAGACGGGCGAAGACTGTCTAGCTCGTCCTCAAGCTCCTTACGGGTTTCCGCACTCGTGCGCCCTAGCGCTTGCTTAGTCCGCCGCTTCTGGTCAACCGGATACCAGTACTCGTAGCCACCGTGGGATCCCGACTTCAAACGACGCCAGCCCTTCTTACCCGCGCGAGGATGCATGACGGGCACCCAACCACGACCAGGGGGCCTAGGCGGCATGGCCTTAGTTACCGCAGCCCCTAGATTTAGCTCGCCATCGTCCATCTTGCCCTTGAGGTCGGATACCGTAAGCTCGCTAACTCCACAAATATCAACGACCATATCGTAATGCCGCTGATACGCTTTTTCTGCGTCTTCTCTCGTATCGAACCCCAGCATCACTTTATCCTCGTCGTATCCGATCTCGGAGCCCCCCTCGATAATCGGCTGGTGGATTACGAATGCCGCTGAGGATTCGTGATTAGGCCCTACGAACACATCGACAGGGTCGCCGTCAGAACCGTTAGTGCCTGGGATCTCGCCGTAGTAGCACGACATACGAATAGCCCACGGTTTACCGTCAGACCCGACACCAGAGCGAAGGGACCCTGGCTCGTTTTCTACGTAAACCAGAATACCCTGAAAGTTGAGCGACCCCGCGTAGGGGTATTCTTTGCGATTAGGGTACGGCGGAGGCCCCATACGAGACATATCACTCTCCCAGTATCAACGATCCACCAGGACCGACGACAGTAGGCGCGGCAGAACCTGGGCGCCAGCTACTAGGCATAATCGCGACCATGGGGAGCCTGTGTAGCGTGCAGCCACACCATGGATGAGTCGCCCCGATAACAGGCTTCCACTCACCGACTTTCCGACCTACATTGGTCCCGTTGGACTCCAACTCGCTAAGAAGGAAAATACGAGGTGCCCCGCCTTCTGTGTACAGACGAACACAGTGTTTACACGCGTCAGACCTAGGCACGCGGAAAGCCCGCAAAGGTCGCGGCTTTCTATCGTCGTCCTCGGCCATGTCCAATTCTTGCTCGTACCAACGATCCTTCAAACCCTCGTTAATGGCCGTATGGCTCTCGGTCTGCGCGATACGCTGGAAGTCTCTAGCCCAATCTCCCGTGGCGTGCCCCATGTCGCTTTTCATGCGTCCAATCGTGCTACGGAACGAATCGTCAAAGAAGTCGTCAGGCAGCCCACGATCCCGCGCTCGCTCTCTCATCCGCTCGGTGGCGTCTTCGTCGCCAAACGAGGAACCCAAAACGTCTCTAATCGCCCCCCGCATCTTTCGATCCAGGTCGCGATCCGCCTCAATCAGAGAATTACCGATCTCAGCTCCAACCTTGTTACCCAAACCGACTACATGAGCCGCGCCATGCCTCGCTAGGTGCTCTGCAGAAAGCTCCTCCATTCTAGTACGAGGGACTGGGTGCTTTACTACATGCTCTCTAAAGCGAGTAACGTCCCACGACGCCGGAGCATGGTCCATATGCGCCATGAGAATACCGAACGTGTGCAAGTCGCTAACGATACCCGCTGTCGTCCCCGATGGGTCTACTAGACCCAGATTAACCGCCAACTCCCACTCGGCATCGGTAACAGCCTGAGCCCCGAACAAGACAGCCGCCATAGCGGTATGGTGGTCCGCGACAATGCGTTTAAGGTCTCGCAAGACCTCTGGAGTTATGATTAGTGACACGTCGCACCTTAACTACCGGATCTATTACATATCCCGGCAATTTGCGCTTGAATCTCGCCCATGGTTTTAAGCAGCTCTTTGAGGTCTTTCCGAACCTCTTGAATCGTAGAATCCTGCGATGCTATTAGGGCCTCTTGCACCGCGACTTTCTTCTCTACGTCTATCACTTTGTTCTTGACTTCGTTGTGATCAGCTACCAAACCCTTAACGAAGTAGCCCACGATCCCGATTGCAATTGACAGAACTACCAACACACCTTCAGCCAGCCCAGCGTCCATCACATTAACCCCGTTTGGTCGCGTATTTTTTCTTAGCTTGCTTCTTTGCGTCTCTCGCGGCCTGTTCCAATCGCTCTGCGATTGCTTGGTTCATAGCGGTAATACAACTGCTGTATCGCTTGTGCGCTTCGGAGACTGTGCCCTCAATTACACGAAATCGGGGCTCCCTAGACACAGGAACCCCGATTCGTTTAACGCCACGGCCGCGAAGGGCTTTAACCAACCAGTCGTCAGAGTCGACTCCTTCAGACTCAACGATAGCGACTAGGGCCTCTAGAGCCCCTACAGGCTCGTCTGCCACAAAACCCGCAGGCGCTTCAATCCGAAGACGACGCACACGACTTATCCTTATGCGCGGAAAGCCGACTCGGTAGTGGACACGCCGCTGTATGTGTTTACGATACCATCGCGCACGGTATGATCCGGCACGAGGGTAATTGACGTATCGGCTACACGAGTCAGAACCGAATCGGACACTCGCAACCAGTTGGCGTGGCCGAGGGCCGCAGTGATCTCGGCGTCGGTAGGCGCTACCTCGTCACCAGTATCGGCCACGTCGCCCATCACGGTGTTCCATGCCGGAGTATCGTTGCCGCTACCCGACTCGAAAACAGTGGTAGCGATCAGAGCCTTACCACTGGTAGCACCCCACGCGACAGCGGCGCCAGCGGTAGAGTCGATATCAGCCGTGGCGGCCTTCTCGTGCTTCTGTCCGTTGATCACCGCGATAGTAGCGGAGGCGTCGGCATCGTAGTTCGGGGCTGTGCCAGCGCCGGCTCCCTGTGTCGTACCGCCGTCAGTGATGATTCCGCCTTCCACGATTTGGTTATAGTCAGCCTCCATACGGGCGTTAACGTAGTCCAGGATCGTCTGAGCCTGGGCGTCGATGAGTGCTGGGGCTCCCATGGGTTCTCCTTTGGGGCTTTGCGGTCGTGTGCGTTACAGCTCGATTTCATACCGAACAACGCGCCTTGGCGATGATGATTTTACAGTATCTTCAGGTGTGGAGTCAAGGTCGGCATCCTCGCCAGCGTCCTCGCCGTCTATACCGTCTGACATGAAATCACCATCGTCGTCTGTATCATCGTCAATGTCTACTGTGTTATCGAACTCGCCATCTCCTTCTTCGTCGGCCTCCATTCCGTCAATACCCTGTGCGAACTGCAACCAGGTAGGATCTAGGATGCACTCGCCCTTGCCGTCGGGCAGTGGTGGATCGCCAACCTGTGCCCTAACCTCGTCCACCGTCTTGTAAATCTTAACCTGCTTACCGAGTAGCTCTGTTTCAGCCTCGGGGCCCACTTGATCCAATCCGACAGGCACCGCCTCGAAATCGGGGTCAAGTCGGTTAACGAAATGCTCGTTAATGCAATCGAACAGGAACCACACCAAAGGCCGTAGACCTAGATCGCGTGACGCCTTCAACTTCTCTTCGATAGGAGCCTGGCCCATGGCGGACGACTGGCCGGTATTTCCGTAACTGAACTGAACCTCCTCAGGTGCGATCTGAAACCTCGCGCAAGTAATCTTGATTAGGAAGTCCATCCACGCGGAATACTCCATGTCGCGATTTGACATTTGGAGGTTAATCCACTGCAACTCTTCTGCGTTCGTAATCGGGGTGCGCCACGCGTTGGACACACCAGATACCATCGCGTACCACTGTCTACGAAACGCGGTTAGGTGCTTGTCAGGAATCGTACCCTTGAAGTTCAAGATACCCTTAGTCGCCGATCCTTGCGTGAAAAACTTACGGTTGTACTCCATACCCCACAGGAACCCGGTAATCTCACGAACGAGACTCTCGATCTCGGAGATACCGTAACCGTGTGCCCGAATTGAACTGCGATGGTTGCGAACACAGAAAGCCAACTCGGACGGCAGGAAGTCTGCGACAATCGACCCGTTAATTACCTGGACCGCAAAGGGATCGCCTGACTCTCTAGCGCCTGGGTCCAGTAGTCTAACCGTAGTTGGGTCTACAATCGTCAAGTAAGATGGATCGCCCTTTCGGTCAGGCACCACCTCAAACGTAGCTTGATCAAACTTAAGCGAATCCCATATAAACGTCCTACCGAACGTCTGAAACGATACACCGCGCTCGTCTGGGTTATCCTCGTCGGCAAACCCAGTATTAAGGATTACGTCTTCGATCTCTCGCTGACGCTGCTCCATAGCCGGAGTAGTCTGTGTATTCTCCCAGTCCTTAGGTCGCACCTTGAACCCAGGAGAGTGCCTATCTTCAGGTCGTTTCATAAACGCGGTAGTTTGGTTCACGCGAGTACGAATCACGTCGGCAACTACAGGCATGCCGTTACCGATGCCCTCCATAGCGCCATACGAGAGACCGCTAGGCCTCTCCCTATAGCCCATAATCGCTACCAGGTCGAACGGATCAAAGTGCAGCGACTTAGGATCACGCTCAGGATCGTGCTTGCCTGTGGCCCCGCCCTTGGCCCTGGACTCAGCCTCGGACTTAGCAATCTTTTCGTCAAACTCGCGCAGTCGGGCGTTAGACTCTCTCGTATCTGCCCACGAGTTAAACAACTTCACGCCTCGCTCGGCAGACTCTACTCCGAGCGAGGCGAGGGTGCGAACACCGCCGATACTCTTGCGAAACTCGTCTAGCAGTGTCACTGGTTACCTCTTACGAGAAAGCAATCCCGAGTTAGCGGGAACTACCGCACCACCTGGTCCAAGCCGAACAGGACCAGTGGGGGTGTCGTCTTCGATTGTGACCATGTCCCCTGGGGGCTCACGGTTGGGCTCGGGCAGGTTGGGCACAGACCGCTCGGGAGGCAGGTCCTGGTGCTTGACGACTCGATACGTGGACGATCCGATGCCGACTCTACGCTGGCTCTTGGTCACCGGCTGGGCGACATCCATGGGGTTGGCGTACGAATTGGACTGGGCGTGCCTAGCGTGAAGCTCTGCGCAATCGAGAGCGGCGTACGCGATCCTGCGGTAGCGCCATTCCTTTTCGTGCGAATGGTCCTTGACCTTAGCGCCCTTGGCCTCTGCTACCACACGGTCGCGAACGCACCGCTTCCACTTGGCCTCCCAACCTGCATAGGCGGAGGTCGCAGACTTCAGGTCGGGCCACTGGTACACGGCACCGCCCTCGTACACCCCAATCATCCCGCCATTCTTGTCGTTAGGCAACGCCACCCACTCGTCGGACCCGTAAGACGACCGGAACGCAAAGCGACCGGCCTCGACAGAAAGATGAATCGAACCGGGGCCAGCCATGTCGTCGCCATCGTCCACCGCAGCGCGAGAAAACGCGTCGGCTGCTCGGTTGGCCGACTCCGCGTCTGGCCACCAATACACAGTCTCCCACGACCCGGTACACTTCACCTCGCCGCAATGGTCGCCGCCTGTAATGGGCTCCCAGCCCTCCCCTAGAGGTAGTCGGGCCTTATGCGACTTCTCTACATTGCCTAGGCGCGCCATGTCGTTGGCGATAGCCGCAGCAATTCGCAGCGGATAGCCCTCGTACATGATGGCGGCCACACGCTCTCGATCGGCTTCAGAGTTACTCATGGCCAGATCCTCTCATAGACTGGATTAGGTCAATTGCTGCATCGGAGTCAATCACAGCGCGAGGCGATCCTGGGTATGGGAGCATATACGGGGGTACGCCCGCCTTCTCCAAATTGCCAAGAAGCTCAATATCGTCTGTACCGCGATCCATGCGAACTGCGACATGGCGAGACTTCATTAGGGTAGCCAACTCTCGAATCGCTTTACGGGTAGTCCGTTCTTGCTTCGTGAGCCCGAAGTAACGCCCAAACGTCGTACCGTGCCGCTTAGGCCCATCGTCGGTACCAACTCCGTGGATGTCGTTTAACAGGGCGTTAGTATTGCGGTGGATCTCGCCTTTGTGCTCAAACTTACCGCCAATATGCACGACTACTGTTTCTGACCCATGCCGCGACCGAGTGGTCAGAATGTCGCCAGGCTTTAGATCGTGCTTATGCCCGTGCTCGTTTTTCGCGTGGTTACCACCCGTGGTTCGCGTCTTAGGCTTCTTGACGGCAGGAGTCGGCGGTGCCTTCTTCTTCGCCTTAGCCTTATTCTTACTAGGCGCAGGAGGGGGCTTCTTCGCCTTAGGCTTAGGCTTAGGCGCCGTGCGCTTGACTCCTAACTTAGACGCGGACTTGGCCTTAGTCGGCTTCTTATCCGCTGGTCGATCGGGGTCGTACGCGCGCCACTGATCGCTCCTGAACAGAACACCCCTGGCGGTCTTGTTCTCGTCCACACCCCTAGCCCGGCCAGCCAACACCATATCGCGCTCGCCCTTAGAACTTGCCCAATGAATATCCCACGCACCGTCGCCACGCTTTCGCGCCATAACCGGCTTTCCGCGATTAACGCCCTTCTTCGGAGTAGTCTCAATCACAGTTCCGTTAGGGTACGAATCCAAATCGGCAGACGACACAGTAACGTAATCGACAGGGGGCTTACCCCCAGAGTCACTCACCTTTTTCTTAGGTGTAACGACACTAACGCTACTACCTGCGTAGTTACGAACCACTCTATTTCCATGATCTGTATTGAGTTGGTACGCTACTGTTCCAGATTGCAACTTACTAGTCGTAATTGCAGTCACTTTGCCGTATACGGCTGGACCAGAATCGTAAGCACCGTGCATACCCCCAGGTGTGTCGTACGCCACGGCGATCGTATCTCCAATCTCCACGCTACCAGGTGCTTTATTCTGGAAATCGTGTGTTTCTTCTGTAGGGTGCCCACTCACAGAAGCACGCAAAGCCCCCGCTGCGACTTCTCGATGGTGCATAGACGTGTCGCTATCTTTATAGCGAGATATGCTCTGGTGCTGGTCTCTATGGTAGCGATTCGCATGTTGCGCGTGTTCTTTAGACGGGTAGCGGTACTCGTAGCCATTGCCCTTACGCTTACGTTCGCCACCGTGCTTTCCACCGGGAATCGGCGACCAGCCGCCAGCCTTCTCTATACGATCGGACAGCATGACCAACCGCCCTCGCTTGTCAACGTATAGCGACTTCTTGGCCTTATCGCCCTTCTTACCCTTGTCGCCGCCCCAGCCAGCCGGATCTTCCTCGCCCGCCTTATAGCCTTCCTTTCTACGATCTACGGGCTTCCCTCCACCCGGCTTATCTTTCTCGCCCTTATCCGGCTTGTCGCCGCCCTTGCCCCTCGCGCCGAACGAATCGCCCACCTTCTCGGCGGCTAGACCAGTAACGAGTGTAACAAACGCATTGATACGATCGCCCAACCACGACAACGCCTGGGGGCTCGGATCCTTGGCAACCTCCTTGGACTCCTGATCCAGTTGGCGATACATGCCCTTCTGATGTGGTGAATCCAGGCGATCCTTAATCTGCGCGAGTTGCACTCGAAGATCATGGACCTCCTGCTGCAAACGGTGGACCTCATGCGGCTGGACAGGGCTATCATGCCCCTCTGGGCGGCTCGGAGCTACGTCCATGGGATTAGCGCCGTCTTCCTGCTCTGCGCCCGCCTGAGCCTGCTGGGCAGCTTTCTTCTTGATCCTCGCCTCAAGGCGGTCCAAGTGCTTGTGATCGTGATGATCCTTAAGCTCGCCTGTGACGTTGATCCCCGCGTCCTTGGCTTCCTGCTTAATTCTCTCGAAACGGTCCGCCTCAGACTCGTCTTCGCCGCCTTTGTTATCCGCCTCTTTACCTCCAGCGTCGCCGCCCTTTGGCTTATCCTTCTTGCCCTTCTTATCGTCATCCTTCTTATCGTCGCCGGAGGCGGACTTACCGCCCTTATCGTCAGCGACCTTTTCTTCCTTTTCTTCGGTATTAGGCTTAGGCTTAGGCTTGTCGTCCGTACCCTTATCGGAACCCTTCCCCTTCTGTTTCCACTTTCCGTCGCTACCCTTGACGTACGTACGACCGCCCCAACTTCGCTCGGAGCCGATAGGCAGGCTTTTACCCTTGGCAATAAACGATAGACTCTTATTCAACCGCTCGCGCAACCTCACGCCACGCCTAATCAGCTCGGGCACGACTACGCTAGGCAGGGCGGCCTCTCTAGCTGCCTTAGCGACAAGCACCATGTCGCGAACGTCCTTAACCACGTCCCCAATCAAAGACTCTACGATCCTGGTTTTTTCGGCATCCAGGCCAAACGCAGACGCCGCGTCCTCGACAGACGAAAACTCACCCGCAACAGGATCCGACGGCGTATGATTCGAGTGCATGGTGCGAATCAAATCCTGCGCATCGACTACGTCTCGATTAGTAGGTCGCTTCAAACCGGCTATATCTGGATGCTTACCAGTAGCGGCGATCCTTCCATCAGATCTGACACTCATCGTGGAGCCTCGCTTGGTTGATCGCAGGCATTCTATACCTAAAAATGATGAAAGGCAACTCCCTCTTGAGGTCGCCAGTCGGTGCTAGATGATCCGAAGAAGTCCACGTCTTCGCTACCCGGCCCGTCTCCGGTATCGTACGGATCGCCAGCATCGAAATCAGGAGCCACGTCGTCTGGACCGAACGACGGCATAAACGCAGACCCCATCACCTCGATCGCCTTATCGCAGAACCACATCGACATAACCGTGTCATCGTGCGCCCCGACCCCCTGCAACTTACCCTCGGCCCAACCAAACGCCTGCATTTCGCTGGTCCACACCTTGACCCTATCTCGTGTGTCTGGGTGCCATGGAATGCGAATCTTGGAGTTCTCAAACAACATACGAAGCGCTGGCACGCCCTGGTCCAGTGCATTCTTATTCGCGGTGTAATGCTGTGTCATACCGCGACGTTGCGACGTTACTTGCTTACGGACAGTGCCACTCGTGTAAAACGCCTTAATCGGAGCGTCGCTAGACCGAATCACCATATCCGAAATTACTCGCTGGTACTGGTTCGCCTCCACGAACACCATACCCGCTCGATAGATCTTGGACGTAGCCACGATTAAGTCCACCTGTGCCTGGTAACCTAGGCCCTTTCTGCGGATGATGTCCACGACGTATCTATCCTTAGACTTAGGATCGATCGCCATCACGAATATTACGAAATAGTCCGCCCCCGCAGACGCAGACATGGCGAGGTCAACACCCATCGCCACGTCGAAACCCATGGTATCCACCCAATAATCGCCGTCCATACCCATGCGATATGGTTGCTTGATCCCAGGGGTGTCGAACAACCACGACGGGAATAGAGACGCCTCATCGCTAATAGGCTGGCACAGATACTCGCGACTCCACCGTAGCGCGCTCCCCAGGACCTTTCTCTTAAACGCGAGCCGATCCTCGTCGTACCGCTCAGGCCACAGTGGGGCCCCCACCTCGTCAATAGCGGGATGCTTTACGATATGGAACGCGCCGCTTTCCTCCAGGTGGTTGTACAGGTCCTGCGCGTGAAACGGCGTACCAACTACGATTAGCTGACCGCCGGGAACGATCATAGGCTCAATAGCAGACAGGAAGTAGTCGATCGCCTTAGTTCGCGTGGTCTCAGACCAGATCCAGTCGTCGTTCCCTACGTCGTCGCCCACCGCCCAAAAGGGATGCCCGCCGCGAACCCTGGTGCCAAACCCGCGAGCACGGATCTCGCTATTGTTCGCAAACTTTAGAGTTCTCGCTGTGTCCTTCTTGAACGGCAGCAAGTGTGCGAGTTTAGGGTTAGGCCCGCCGTGCTCGCCGCCCCCGATAATCTCGTCGCGAATTTTGGCCAGGTGCTCCTCGGCCTGTGTCGCTGTCGCACTAAATATATAGCCCTTCTTGCCGGGGGCTCGCCGGTCCGCCATCCACAACGGATAGGCAAAGCACCAGAAATGCGACTTACCGTGATCGCGCGCTGCGAGCGCTAGAATACGAGGATGCTCGTTGCAAATCTCGCCCCACTCCAAATGGTGCGATCCTAGCAAGAACTTGCCGCCGTACTCCTCAGGACCCTGCAGGATCTCGGTCGCATAGAACGGCAAGAACGCCTTAAGCATACGATGGTGAACCCGCCTAGCGGCGGGGTCCCTGGATCGTGCCTCTCTTGTCGAGTCGCGGATCGTGTCTAAGGCAAGAGACGCATTCGCCTTCTTTTTCTTTCTACGACGCGGTGGAGGAGGTGGTCTTTTTGGTGCCATACACAGGCCCTAACATATACGAGCGCTACCAGTCAAGAAGTCGCTGAGGCAGGACTAGAACTTCCGTGATAACGTCGCCTCCTCCGCTCCACAGAATGATCGGGTCAAGCTCGCCCGCCACACTCATATAGTACTCGTCACCGCTTGACGCCTTGACTGCGTCGGCGCCAGAACACAACAGGGCAGGAAGAAATCCGACATACATATCGCCCTTAATCTTCTTCTTGCCAGTGTCTACGTCCACAGATCCGCTAAAGTCGCTAGTACCGGCTTCTCCCATTTTGTTCTTACCGTCAATGATCACCTCTGCGTTTTTAAGGGTCATTCTGAATGACGAAAGAGTGCCGCCAGCAACGACGCCGGCTTGTTTGGCAACTACGGAAATGTCGTCAATATCAACCTTACAGGATCGCCGCCCCTTGGCCTCTCTAGCGGCTCCCAACACGCCGCTAACCGTCTGGTCGGGCCACTCGGCCTGGATACCTAGGCCCCAGCGAATCTGCCCCGTATTCTCCTCTCGCACAAATATTCGGCGATTCTGTACAGCGATGGACACTTCGCCGCTCAGATCCTTAAGGATCTCAGAAGGAGCCGTAAACGGCGACAACACAGAACCAGACACCCACACGACAGACAACGATGACGAAGACGCCGCGGCGATCCAGTCGGGAGTAAACCGGATACCTGACAGAGCATAGTTAGCCTCGCCACGCTCTTTACCCGTGATAGCGATTAGACCCACAATCGCCCTAACCTGATCCGCTGTAATCTTACGCCAGAGCAAATCGCCAGGGATTTCCGCCATGGTCGGTTCGTTCTTTTTGGGAATAGCGGAGATCGTAAACTTGGAACCTCCGCCAGACACGATCAAACGCCTACCCTTGGCCTTCTCGATTTCCGCGTCGCCGATCGCCTTTACCATTTTGAGCAGAGCGCCACAGTCAACGGCGAGGCCAACTGTAGCGACCTCGCACGGAACCAGGCAACCGACCTCCCCGTCTGTCGCCATCGCCTTTCCGTCCCTAAGGACGACAACGTGGTAACCGCTATCAGACTTCTTGTCGTTGGTATAGCGAGAAACGATATCGAGCGCATCACGAAGTGCAACCATGGAATACCTCCTGTCACCTGTATATAGCGTATAAACCGGTAGTTACGGTCGTAAGCCCCAAACGAACGAAAACCCCCACGGGGATCGCACCCGCGGGGGCTCATACGTCGGAAGGGTCACGCGGACAATGTGCCGCCACTCGTAGACATGCATCGCCGCAGTGTATCGCCATGCAAGCCCAGGCGGCTATGCTGCGTAACGAGGGCACTCAGCACCGATGCAGCTACGACAGTCTGGCTCTCCTCGATCTCGTTGGACACCTGGTGCGGGGGTACCAGCATAGAGCACGCGTGGTCAATCGCCAGGTCCATGTTCGGGAACCGGCCCCACACTTGATCGCCAACGTTGACCTGCACCATGGGGATACCGTGCTTGCTAGTCAGGACTCGCACCATGTCAGCTCGCCTCTCGTTGCTTCTTTCCGTGCTCTCGCGGAATGGTGAACAGGCCCTTACCACCCTTGGCCACGTCGCCAGGGAAGCTATCGATCAAAGTCGCCATCAGGCCCGCCTTCGCCGTCACCGAAACCTCCCAGTGGGAGAAACGGAACTCTCGGACCTTCCTACCTTGTCGGCGATCCCAGTCCTTCTCCTTGTCCGTGCTCGGCCGGTCGATGATCTGACGATCCATCCAGTGGACGCGGTTCTTGAGGGAGGCCAAGAATTCCTGCGAGTACGGCGTGAACACCTGGATCGCTCGGACTTCCTTCTCGCCGCCATTGCGGAATCGCCAGACGGTGTCCACGTCCTTGAGTTCGATAGTCGTACAGCGGTCCATGAGGATCTCGCTGAGGCGGGGGCACCCTCGGCGCTTCAGGGACTTGGCGATCTCCAGAACGCGCCCCTTGTCGGTACGGAACACCGAGGCAGCTTCGACGATCAGTTTGTTCACGTTATGGCGACGGCGACCCGTGAGGCCCGCGATCTCGTCGTTGTAACCGTGCTTCTTTCGGCAGACGGGGCCCATACCCGACTCCAGGGACGGGGCGTCCACGAGGGCACGGCCACAGCAGACACACTGCGTAGCAACGAACTTGGTAGCGGGGGCGTTTTCGTAGCTCATATCTCGTACCTCCTGTACGGTAGTAGCGGAAAAGGGATGGCCAGCTTTTATGCCGCCCTGGCTCCACGGCGACGATCGCACTGCTTTTATGTCGCCCAGTGCGCAGGCAACGTTCGTAAACAGACTATCCGCCGTAACCTGCGAGGATGACACTCAACGAGTAGAGTGCCCACAGGGACAGCATGATTCCAGTAGCCTTGACGAATTCGATCAGCAGCTTCATAGCGACCTCAGTAGCAGCGGGGGATCGTATCAGACGGTAACCGGGGCTTGCAACCCAGTATGCCGCATTACCAAGGGCGGCGAATCGCCCCTGTTGCTCTGCGTATCGTCTAGAGGATGTGATCGATGTCGCACACGGGCACGGGGCAACCCCAGCCGCGACATCCCCTACCGGCGCCCGCCGACTGGCAGCCATCGGACGCGTTGTCGATCAGCTCGCCGCACTCGTCGCAGTGCATGTCGTCGGAGTGCCGGCCCATGATCTCGTCGGCCATGCTGTCGACCCACTCGTCGCCGTAGTCGTCAGCGTCGAACTCGATGTCTTCGGTGGGCTCATCGTCGAACATGGCGCAAATCACGAAATCTTCTTCGCAGTCGGCGCAGTTGACGAGACGCTCGTGAGTGGGGTAGTAAGACAGCCCACCGCAACGCGGGCACACCAGGACCTCGACTTCTTCCTCGTCCGTCACAGGGGCGTCAGTCACTTCGTTACCGCCCGCGTTGTAGATCTTCATACGGGCGGAGTCGCGCGGGCCATACATGAGAACATCGGCCCGCACTACGCCGCTCACGTCGGACTCGCAGGTATCGACCCATGGCGTGAGCATTGCGCAGAAAACTGAGAACTCGCGGGTGGATGGGAAAACGACGGTGAGGTGGGACACGGACATAGCAGCCTCCTTGCTGGTTGTTTCGGGACTCATTCCCTTACACTCTATATGTAGTGGCGACACGCCAACGCGTGATCGCCTACTTAAAATGGCGGTGGGCGGGGGACACTCTCCCCAATCTGTCTCGTGATCAACACCCCTATCAGGTCTACCGGGAGTCACTTTTACGATCGCTACATTACGCGAGGACTCGTTTTACCGGGCCGTTCAAGTTCTGAAGAAAACTCACGATCCGCCCTACATGAGCGCCCTGCTCTGCGGTCACGGCTCTTTATGCGAGCTTCACCCACCGTATACACTGGCTATGTAGTGGCGATCGGTCGTCCTGTGATCGCGGGCTCTTTCCGCTCGATACCGAAGTCGCCAGGCGCTACGATTCGCAACCTAACGCGACGCTGACCGCCATTGGCCCCAGGCGACACGCTACACACTTTGACTTCGATCTCCTCGCCACCAGGCGCCACGACTACGACCGCGCCACCCTCGCGGATAGACAGAACCAGCCCGCCTTGCTTGCCGCTACTCATCGCTAACCTCCGAAAACACAGTTCGGACCAACACGGCCAGCGACGCCTCGTAACCGCGCGCCTTATTCATTTCGGCCGCGATTCGGCGATGCCCGTCTGAGCTATACCTATCTAACGTCTTACGCGTAATGCGAACTAGATCGGGCCTAACGCGACCTATCTGCACTACTGTAGACGACGGATGGATCAAATTCATCCAATGATCGGATTGAAGATCGGTAACTCCCCAGCAGTCAACGACCGCGGCACCACGCCGGATCCCGCCTCCTAGGATCTGTTCATTCATACCAATAACCAGGTATCCGCTTATGCCTTCGTCTTCTTCTCCGCACATAGCCTCTCGCATATGCGGTGCAAGGCGATTAATGTCAATGTCTTCTAGGCTTCGTGTTCCGAGCATGGGTCCTCCTAATGCGACGGCCTCCTGCCTCAGCGATGGACTAAGACAGGAGGCCGTCAGGGGCGCTCGTAGGAATCGGTTACGACTTGGTAATGGCGAAAGCCGCGTAACGCATAGCCTGGCGCAGGATCACCGCGATATGGCGACTCCACCGCTTCGCTACCCGAATCTGCTTGGCTTCTGCATCTTGCATGAGAGCGGCGATCTTGGTCAACTCGGCCGCGGGAAGGCCAGGAGGTGGGGGCTTGGACTCACCCGAGAGAGTATCGTCCAACCACTCGACCATATCGTCGATACCTTCCTTGCCGTTCTCACGGACGAAGCCCGACAGCAAACCGAGGACCGCCTCGTCAAGAAGTGCGCCCGCCTTGCCACGCTTGGCCGCGAGATCGCCAATCTCGTCAGCGATAGCACCCGGAAGGGTATTACTCATCGCCTGGCCGACCGCAGACAGGAGTTCTTCTCTAACCTCGGAGTTATTCATGGGGAACCTCCACAGCATCGCCGCACACGCTAGACACGGGCTCGGGATCGGGGATAGCGCCGGGATCTTCGCCGTCGCCACCAGGATAAGGCAGCCCAGCGAGCCAAAGGGCGCGATACCCCTGAATCTCTGCGCTCGCTTGGATGAGTAGCGCCGGCTCGGCGTAGCGAGCACAGGCGGCAGTGTCGCCCGCGTCTCTAGCAGCCTCGGCCGCTACGATCAAAGCGTCGGCCGCCTCGTTCTGTCGGGCGATCGACGCGTAAATCTCTGCTGTGTACGTTGCCTCGTTTCGTACGATATGGCGAACACAGCCAGACAGTACGAGCAAGGCGATCAATGCGGTAAGTCGCATAGTAGTCCTCCTATGTCAGCCATGGTATAGCACGGCCGCACACAGGATCAATCGCCAAGCAGAGCGGCCTTAGTTGCCGCGTCCCTCATTCCGGTAGTCGCGAGCCCTCTTACGGCCTGGAACGATGATAGCGCCGCTCGCGACTTTGAACCCCAAATGCCGTCGATCGGTCCCGGGTCGTAGCCTTTCATCTTCAGGCGAAGTTGCCAGTCTCTAGCGGTGTTCAGTTGCTCGTGATGGCTGGGGCGCTCGGCCCGCATGATCCCGACCACACGAGCCAAGAAGTCGCCAGGGCACGTACGCTTACCGAAATGCGAGTGCCCCCATACATCGTAATAATTTGCGCTCGGTACGCACCCGAACAACCCATAGGGCATATCGCGGCACTGTCTATACCCGGACAAATGCCATATCAAGACGATCAGGGCGGTTACTTGCGCGGGGGCTGGATTCGGTTTCGCTCCTCCCGCATACTCGCCAGCCTTGAAGTCGCCCGCCACGACGATACCCATAAAATGAGTGTTGCCATACTTACCCGGAACAGGCGAATTACCTTTTTGCGAAGACGTACGGACGTTAACGTCGTTAGCCCAGACAATAGTTCCATCTCGCTCAATCCCAAATGTGTAGCACAACCCAGGTCTAGGATCGCCTGGAGTAATGTGGTTTTTGGTAGATGTGTGGTATTCAGCGTAATCTTTAATCGTCCCTTCTCCCGCCCCCTGGTGTACCACGAAACCAACAATCTCGCCGGGATCTCGCTTATTGAAAGACTTACCAGGGACACGAGGCAGGGTTAGCCGGGCGTCTACGAAGACCATTACAAATTCTCCTCGCCAGCCTCACGATCCAACATGGCGTTAGCCGCGTGGCCTGCGATACGTTGTAGGGCTGTCTCGATACCCATGGTTCCATCGCGAACCTCTCTAGCGAGAATGGACACCCAAACAGGAAGCGAACCTAGCGCATTTTCAATCACACGAGTTTCGTCGGCCGCCGGGCCTTCTATTCTATCCGCCCATGAGTCCACTTGGGATGCCAACATAACGTCGTCAGTTCTACGAGCGTACGCCCTGAGCGCCGATACGGCCGCAGGATCTCGCCCAGGAACCAACACGAAAACGTCTTCATCGCCTAGAGGCCCTCTAGCGTAATGCGTTACCTGAAACTTGCCTCGTTTAATGCCGCTCACGGGTCACTCCTTAAGTATTATGCCCTCTATCACGCCTATAGGGAAGTAACGCGCCGCACAGGCCCGCAGTTACGCTCCTCCGGGCTTCGGGGGCCCAACAGGGCCTCCCGGCCCACTAGCTGACAGAAAGCGGCCCAGGGGGAAGTCAAGCCGCATGCGATGTCGAGTGAGCTTGACAAAAGATGGATTTAAGTCAAATCCGATATACGATCGCAGATAGCGCTTTGCAGTGAGACCAGTCGTACCGCCGCCGTTAAAAATGTCAACGACGACACACGGCACGGTTTTTTTCGTACTGCACTTGCACGCTTTCTCGTATCCTAGAAGCCGCTTAACCCCTTTGTCCTGATACGCTGCTTCGCCTTGCGGAGGCCTCATAGTCACCTGCGAACTGATGATGCCCCCATGGTGTTCCCAATACGCCTTATTCTTCTTTCCTCGCCCCTTAGTGGCATTCGGATTGTCGTACGACGTAACAGGCCGATAGGGGGTGCGGCACTCTGCGCAACATCCAGACGGACTAGTTCCCGCACGCACTCCGATCTCGGGTAGATCTGACGGGAACATGGCGAAGTGGTCGACCCAGTCATCGAACGAACCGCATACAGGGCACTTCCGAACTACCACCTCTGAGTCCTTTTTCTTGTTGTACAGCCTAGACTTTTTAATCTTGCGTCGCGCCTTCTTATCGAAAAACGTGTCGCAGCCCAGGCAGAAGTCCCAACTAGCCTGGTTAGGGTTGATTCGCCAAACCGACCTAAGGTTACGCCCCTCATATACTGAGTCATCGTCAGCGTTGGCAATTTCGCCAGACCTAGACGGCTCTCGGACCGCGTCGCCGTCCCAGTAGTACTTCTTAGACTTAGCGCACAGGAACACGTACTCGTGAGAGCACGTAGGGCGATCCGTCGTTGGGTCGGGCATATGCATAGGCTTATCCCACACGTTATCCATACGAATATACCAACCCTTTTCTACGATCTTAGGGTTCCTGAGCAACTTACAGCAGTTAGGGCACACGAACCGGCCCATACCGAGATCGCCCCACCACATCCCATGCTCGACGTTGCCGCAATTCGTACACTTCATCCACGGTTTCTGCATAGCCATCGCCACACGATGGGGAAGCATTACCCGATCCTTAGGCTTGAGGTCCAGGATGTGCGAGCTTGGTTGTCGCAGGTTCCAATCCTTAGCGCCCTTGCCTCCTGGGAATGCTTCTCCCTCGCTACCTCGCCTAGACTTCCGGATAGGTGAGTTACCAAAGAACGAATCTCCTAAATTTAGGAGCATCGTACCCGCTGGGTGTAACGCGCGATGTACCTCGCGAAATATTAGAATCAAGTGGTATACGAACAGGTTAGGGTCGGGCTCCAGACCCAGCGCCCCTCGCCACGCCCCACACTTGTTACAGAAGTATCCACGAGACGCGGCTAGGTGCGTCTTGTGCAGTGACTCAGTCTCTCCCCGCCGAGACTCGGGAGCGCCGATAGGCTTAGACGGCGTGTTCACGACCTTACCCAACTCGTCAGACCACTCGTGCTCACAGTCGGCATCGCCTCCCCAAATCGTAGCCGGAACGCCGTAATCTCGCAGCGACCAATACGGCGGCGAGGTCGTTACGTGGTGAATGGAGTTATCGGGTAGAAGTTGCAAATTGGCGAGCACGTTACCCAGTACGATATGCCAAGCATCCTTACCTCGCAACACAGACTGGATAGATGCCCCGGCTACCTTTCTCGTAGGGGCAACTGGTGGCGTCTTTCTTTTACGAGAGGGGGGCTTCGGGGCTTTACGCTTAGACATAAATCGTACCTCCAAATAAACGTATAGCCCGCGCATGCGGGCTTAACGTCGGAAGAAACTAGGCGCTCTCCTGCGGGGGTCTATCGCATGTCGCTTAGAGACAGGATTCCCGGCCAGGAAAGACGAACCCTCAGGAGAGCGCCTATCAATTTCAATCGCCGCGAGAATCGTACGCGTCGCACATAGCGACGATGGCGGATGCTCGGCTACTATACGCTGCGATGTGGGGCAGCTCGTAACCGAAACAATGAAACAACCACTTACGGCGATTTCCGTCGTCCTTGCATACGTCGCCAATATATCCGCAACGAGGGCATGACACCGTATACCCGGCGTTAGCGTCGTTAACGACGATGGACAGACTGTCTCGCATGGCCACACTACGAACCGGCTCGGGAGCGGGGGTAGCCGTCTCTCGCAGTCGTGCCGTGCCCATGGTGCCGATTGCGCCCGACTTTTGCCATGCTCCCCACTTACGGGGGTTGCGAACTTGTGAAGCGTTGATCATGTCTTTACTCCTCGCCCGGCTGGTTATCGATTGCATCCTCAACAGCCTCGCAAGCGGCTAGGCCAGGCTTCATATCGCCCAACTCGTAACTCGGGGCATCGTCGTCATTGGCGTCATTGGCGCCATTGGCGTCATCGCTGGTAACAGGAACGCGGGGTTCCTCACGAGACCTGTAATCGACGATACCCACGGAATCACCATCGCAAGCGTATATCACGACAATACCCCACGGGTACAACTCGTAAACGCAGTCCTCAGCGTCGTAGCTTTCGATGGATTCAAGAGTGCTTTTATCAAACCCGAAAAGACGAATCCAGGCGTCCTCGACCTTTTCACGGCTATCGTCGCGGGCCGCCTTGCATGCGTCGTCTTCGCTCCACAACTCGCGTACGTTGTTAGCCCAATTGCCGCCCATGAACATAGGTCGCAGTGCCGCGGTGCCGCCGTATACCTGGCTAGTCGGGACAGGGCTTTCGCAACCAGCACGACGAGCCGCGCGAATCACCATACGGGTAACGGCGAACATATGAGCCCGGTATACCTTCGCCGCGCTCCAAAGCATAATCTCGTGAAACACGGACTGGCACTCACCGATGCCCTGCAACATGCCCCACAACTCGCGGCGCTGGCATTCGCCCAGCATCTTGTCCAGCTTACCGACCTTCTCGTTCAGTTCTTTGATTTGAGAGATTGCATCGTACTGTGCATTAGTGAGCATGTCTTCGGATCCTTTGCGTTTAACGTAGAAGGCCGGGCTGCAGGTTGCGGACACGACCCATTCACCAGCTTTATACCGCGCTTCCATGTTGTTAACGTCGCCTCGGTTTGGGAGGGGGAGGAGGGGCTCGCCTCTTGCTAGGAGGCGCGGGAGGGGGCTTACGCTTAGACTTCGCTTTCGCGGCCCGAGGAGGCGGGGGGGCGTTAGCCCGTTTGTCGTTCTTGAACTTGTCAGGGTACATTTCGCGCTCGGCCTGTAGCAAAGAGCCTTTACGAACATATAGTGAAGTCGGGAGGCCGTGTCTCGTAGACACGATATAGAACCCACTAAGCGTTTCAATGATCGACACGTCAATACTTCCGGCTGACCTGTGCACGAGTTTACCGGCCAAGTCAGTAGGGCGATTCGTATTCCATATCCCCTTTTCCTTACGACAGTCACACTTGACTCGACCCTCAGGTTCGTCCATATACGGATGGTAGTAGTTGAATCGCATACGAATCACTCGATCCGCATGGTCAGCGACTAGGGGCATCTTCCGTTCTCGCCACCTAGATAGCGTACTTGCGTCGTACAGCCCTGACGACTTTTTGGCCTTCTTCCGTGACGGCGAAGTAACCTTCTTCCGTCGTCGTGAGGAACCCTGATTCGGTGGCCTGGGTGGCGAGATCTTTCCATTGCGTCGGGAGGGGGGAGGTGGGATTCGCTTCGACATGAATAAGCATCCTGGCGATTGAGTAGTGCTGGTGGTGAATTTTGCCTGATGGACGATGATTTCGAGATTGTTTGTTACGATGCCTGTGTGCCATCACAAATGCCGCGCTCTGACCGGATTTTGAAGGGCGAGTGAACGACGCCACAAAACCGGCCATAGACTTACATTTGTTGGGAATGTAAGTTGAGGATTGTTAGACCTAACCAGGGAACACTTTGCATTACCAAACATTCTCTTTAAGTCCTTTGAATATTCTATAAGATGGTTAGCGAGTTTTGCTACCGAAATACTGCGGTTTAGCAGTCGGTGACTGGGGCCGCGTCGCAGCCCGATGTACGTGTCGCTGGAACAG